GATTCTAAACTAGGCTCATCAGCCATAGCACCAAAATCTCTTGAAGCTTTTACTCTAAATAAAAATGATGAGTAAATTTGTATGATGTTTTTACAATGGTTATCACATGGAGTATTACCAAGTCTTTGATTGTACTCGTTGTCTAATTCTAAATTATATCTGTTTAGGTATTGACCCAATGTATAATCATAACCACCATTAAATGATCTTATGTAATATTCCCATTGATTAACATTTTCTTTGTAGTCTTTGTGGGTCTCAAATGCTTCGTCTCGTGAATATGCCATAATCTATTTCATTGTCCATCTAGTTGGTCTTGAACTTGGCATCTGAACTACTAAAGGTTTTATGTAATCAATCATATAGCCTAAAGCATCATTCATATGGTCAAATCCATCTTCTTTGTTAGGAATATTTGTATCTTCCTTGTACGTTTGTCTTTGTAATCCTTTTATCAATGTTTTGCAAGATTTGGAAACAAAAATATGTCTGTTTCCATTGGTATCTTTGAGTTTAGAGTTCACAGCATTTATTCTATCTCTTACTGCTGGATGTCTTGTTTTTACTTTTACTTGGAAGCCACCATTTTGTAATATTGATAAATCAGTTCTCCCACCAGCACTTGTTTTTCTTTGCCTACAAGCTGGGTCAGGATAAATCGTTATGTGCATCTTAGTTCCATACCTATCTCGTATCTCTTGCACCATTTCATCAGTATTACTTGAATAAATTACTATCTCATCAACAATGTATATCTTATCTTTTTCTATCTGTGCTACGCAACATGACATTGGCGATACGTTAAAGTCCATACCAATATGTAAAGGTCTTGTGTAGTCTATAGCTTTTTCTACAACAGACTCAACAGGATGAAAGTTATAATAGATTGACCCAGCATAATTTTCAAATGTACCCTCAAACTCTTGTCTAAATGTTCTTTGATCTAAGTCTTGTTTTGCTTGTTCTATTTCTTCTTTAGTGACCATACCACCATCTAATGTAGTAAATTGGAAGCTATCCCACTCAGGGTCTTGCTTACCTTTTAGATACATCTCATAAGTCCAATTACCATAACCTTTTGGAGTACCACACATGAGAACATGACCAAGTGTATCTGATACTGATGCTCTTAATACTTCAAACCAAGTTCTTTTGTCTATGTCACTAAACTCGTCTAATATTAAAAAGTTTAATCCTGTACCCCTTAATGAATCAGGAGCATCACTTGATTTTAAGCTTATTGTACTATTAGTTTTTCTTATAGTTATTGTAAGTGTTGTTTCATTAATATCTTCTATCCAATTAAACTGATTAAGAACTTCTTTTAAACTAGACCAGCAAATATCTTTTGCCATCTTTAATGTAGGTGCAACATACCATATTCTTTGATTAGGCTTTGATGCGTATTTCATCATCTCAGTTATAGCAAGATATGTTTTACCAAATCTTCTACCTGATATTAAAACTCTAAATCTTTTATCTGATGTGCTTACTTGATACTGTGGCTTTGTTAGATTGATCTTCATAGCATCCAAATTTTATATAGATATTATATTTATTAACATCGTCTCTACCTAATTCAACAATCTTATCATGTGATTTTGTATAACCTGAAACCATACAATCATAACCATCGTTATATTTTTCATTAAATGTAATAGGTGGAATACAAGTAGTTTTGCCATCAATGATTGAGCATATAACCATCGTTAGCAAATACTTCATTTTTTATTCTTCTTAGCTTTGTATCTCCTCTGTGTCTGCACTCTCCATGTCCAATGGAATATACCTCGTGATATTCTCTCTACTAAATTTAAAAACCAATCGTACATTGTTATACTCATAAATTAATCTAATATTAAAGAAGTTATCTTCTTCTCTCCCATGTAAATTTCTATATTTGCTTTTGATTTTATACATTGATAATTAACTCTATCTTTTGGAGATTTATCTCTCATAGCATATCTCTTAGCTTTTAGACATTGACTCAAACTATCTTGTATTCTGTGTTCAGTAATTTTATTATCTACTATTAATAAAAGAGCAAAAACAACTTCAACCATTAGTGACTCCCATTTCTTAATTTTTCTATTTGTTTGTTTATACCATCTACTTGTTCTTTTAAATGATCTATATTGACTTTGTTATATCTACTAGCTTCTATTTCTTTTTCTATTGATTCTATTTGTGATGCTAAATGTTCTATTAACATAAACATTTCTAAGTTCTTTGGCTCTTGTTCAGCTTTCTTTAATAGATCAGCTTGAAATAAAGTATCTGCTGTTTCTAATGCTCCTATTCTTCCTGTTAAGTTGGCATAACCAAATACTGCTCCACTAACAACAAGAATTATCCCAATTAAATTAGCGAGTGGTAGCTGTAATTTAGACTCGGAACTGACTCTGATTGTGTCATTATCTTTCTTCATATCTTAAATCCTTTTTTCCAGCTTTGCATAGCCCAATAAACAGGAGATAAATTCTTTTGACCTTTTACATTAGCCAAGATGGGTCTAAATCTAGCAAAGAAGCTTCTCTGCCTTGCTGGTATATTCTTTTTAATACTCATTGTCTTTGAGCCAAAATTAATCTTTTTAACTCTACCTGATGATTTGTCTCTTACAAATACTTTGAATTTTTTTACATCTCCACGAGATGGTTTATTTAACTTTACTGTTCTTCCTTTGTATTTAGCCATGCAAAGTAAATATCATTTATCATCTGCAAATGCACCCATAAAAATAGCCACTACCATTTTTCATCATGTGAAGATTGTGTGGGTAGTCTAAGTAATCTGTAAATTCTAATCTGATAATATCGCATAATGAAAAGCAATCTACTTCTGCAAGTATCTTAATATGGTCTAACATAGCTTTAGTGACAGGAACTAGCGAGAACACTCCATCATTTAATATGATAAGTTCCATTATCTTCTAAAGTGTCTTGTTCTCCACTTATTGCAAACATAAGTATCTCTAACTCCCTGAGTTCTATAGATACCACAAAACATCCTTTTTTGAGAAAACATACCACAGTTTCCACAGCTACCTCTACCTGTTGATGGTCTATAATCCTGTGGCATTTGATATGGAATAAACTCCCCATTTGGATAGAACATTGATCTTTTACTCATTTAACACCTTGTCCTCTATTTTTCTTTTTACCTCTCATACGTCTCTTATGCTTATTCATTTTTGCAAGACTTGGATTACGACCTATTGATGTTTTGTGAAATACAGGCTCATAGCTTATGACCTTGCCATAAAGATTACCTTTTTTCTTTGCCATTTATATCTTTAACTTCTTCTGCTTTAGCTTCTATGATTAATGGTAAAGGCTCTGTTGTAGATGTTGTATGTACTTTATCAACCATGTTCAGGTAATTTTTACTCAGCCACACGAGAAGTTTATCATTACCATTACCTTTCATAGCTTTTTCCCACATCTTTTTTCTTAAACTAGCTTTACCTTTGTTTTTATTAACCTCTAATAAATCGGCAAATCTTCTTTGTAATGTTCTTGCAGATATACCAACAATACTTCCTATTTCTTCTTGTGTGCATCCTATTTGACTTAAATTTGCTAATATTTTTTCATCAACATCTTTTATGGGTCTGCCCATTTGTTTTCTTTTTTCTGCCTTGTTTATGTCGCTTTTCATTATTGATTCTTATACCTGATTTCCCCAACAATCCCAACCTTTAACTCTTTGTCTAGCAAACAATTCTATTTTAGGTAAGTCTCCACATAATTGTATAATTCTATTTCTAATCTCATCAGGTTTTTTACTATGCTCTTGTCTTTTACTAATTATTAATTGTTTTACAGCTTTAGAGAGTCTTTTTGGTTTCCCTTTAGTTGCTAATAAACACATCTCAGGATTTGCTCTTGTCCAATAACCTAAACCTGTAAAATATCCCTCTGACTTTTTGTTTTCTTTGACCCATGTAAAAGCTACTGTTTTATATTTAAAACCCCATCTTTTAATAACTTCCAAAGCTTCAGGTAGCATTGGGTCAATAACCCAAATAAATAAGATACAATCATTACTACAAATTGTATTAACAGGTAAATCATAAATATCATTAATAGACATACAATTATAATGCTGTACAGCAGATCGTTTATTACCTTTATCAGAATATGTTTTAAAGTACCAAGCTGGGTCACAATAAATTATATTATATTTTTTATTTGGAAATGGTATCAAATTTCTATCTTTTTAAGTTCCTTAATACATCCTATTGGAAAAACATTTCTATCACTAAAAGTTTCTTCATCATAACTAGCAAAAGTCCATAAATATTTTTTATCTTTTTTAAATATGTAAGCATTTGTTGACA